GGTAGACGTAATACGTGACAGAGTGCCTTGAACTGCAGCCAGCAAGCCCATGGACTTGACCGGGTTGATGTCATTGTCAGCTGTGCCGGTGCGCAGTACCGACTTGAGCAGAACTTCGGCCTGGAACACATTGCTGGGTCCAGAAACGATTTTCTTAGGCACCAGACGAATACGCTTGCCGTTGTTGTCAACAGCGTTGCGGATCTGAACCAAAATCTGCTCAAGCGATGTTTGCGACAGTGCAGCAGCGGTGGTTAGCTGGTTGCTAAACGTACCACTGACAATCGGGTGTGCCGTTGACACCAGAGAAACACCGTCACCTCCCAGATACGCGCCGTTGAAAGCACGGTTCAGGATGTTGGCAGCCAGGGTTTCCTTAGTCTCAATCAGCGACTGAGCCAAGTGCTTGGCATAGGTCTGACCAATGCGGATGTGGTCGCCGTCTTCAACGAGCACTTTGGTCAAAGCAAAGGCAAGGCCATACACTTTGTAAAGGTAACGCTGAATAAAGAGCACACCACCGCTTTGGTAGGTCACAGCCATGCCGTCAGGCAACTCAGGAGCCGCGCCGAAACCGTACAGGACGGGTTCTTCGTGGTAATTCCGAGGAATACCTTTTTGCTCACGGAACACCATCTTCCACTCGTCTGCACGCTGTTCGTAAACACCGTCAAACACCTCGTTCATGATGGGCTCAACAACCGACCTAAAGTCGGTACTTCTCATTGGGGTAGCCATGTTTTAGCCCTCCTTAGATTGAGTTGACGGCAGCTTTGTAGATGTGCTCGTTGATACGAACAATAGCTACAATATATGCGTCTGTCAGAGAGTCATTGATTTCGCCACCAAAGCCAGTCAACTGGAATTGACCAGAAGTAGCTTCAATGACGCCGATTTGGGTGTTTGACAACCCTGTTGCGGTAGAACCGCCCGGTGAGGCCACAACCCAATCCATCTGCTCACCAACGGCAGTTTGCATGGTCGTGGTGCCAGGTGTACCCGGATTAGAGTACTGCACATTGAACAAGGTCTCTGGATCGTCATAAACCCAAGCCGTAATATCCGTTGCGGTTACTCCGGAAGGCCAATACGACGATACGGTCGGCTTGCCCAATGCGTCGGTATATTGGCAGCCGGCAAAGATGCCAAGCAGCAAAATACCAGCAACAGTACCCGAGCGGGTGCCGTCAGACGTGCCGAGTTGAACAGTACCTGCATCCACCAACTTTACGGGGTCTCCCTCGAAAATGTTGGCAGCGTAAGTGCTGGCGATTGTGTAGGCTTTAGGCCGCATTTGTCCACTGTTGTGGAAACTGGGCCTAAAACCAAAGGGTGCGCTAGTCGAAGACATTAGCTTTCTCCTAAGATGGTTAAAAGTCTGTCAAGCAAGATCAAACTGAGCTTGCCGCTTTTGTCCCAATTCTGTATTACCGTCGCCCAGCGTCAACTTCGATTTAGATGATCGCGCTTGTTGCTCAAGAAAGTCAGCCGTATCGGTGAGCTTTTCCTCTTCGCGCAGAGGGGCATCATGATGGGCTTCGCGCATGTACTTTTCGTACAGGCTCATGGGCAACTTGAACGCAAGCATCTCATTGACCCCAATAAATCCTGCCCAATCACCTGTTTTAAGGGTGGCGTATTCCCAGCCAGGAACATCTTCTGGCTTGATGGGCTGGTAGCCCAAGCGGATACGTGTTTGGATTGAATCACGTGGGTTCGTCGTTGTTAGCCAGCAAGGATGCCAGCCGGGCAGCTTTGGTAAATCAGGTAACGAGGACTGGAAAAACTGTTGACGGAACATTTCAACTCGCTCATCATCGGACAACTCACGGTTCTCGGTCGCGGTGCGATCCTGCACTGCGCGTTGCTCGCGATTGTCACCAGCGGATTTCTTTAAGCGTTCGTCTGACATATTCTCGCTCCTTTCAGCGATTGGTGAGGATTATACCTCAATTTTCAAAAAATAAAATATTTATGCTTGGTTGCGATTGTTACGGTCGTATTCGGCGTACCGAGCGGCGTATTTCTTGCGCAGTATTGGGTCATCCCACACTCCGGCCTCAATCAGAGCTTGCTTTCGTTCTGGACTGATGTAAACCTCATTGCGAGTTGAGGTTGGTGCGTGTTCTCGGCCAGAACCAACGGCAGGACCTCCTCGTGCTACCCGTGTTTCGTTCTTAAACCGCTCCGGCAAGCGGCGAGCAGCGCGACGTTTAAGTTCTGCCCAATATTCATCAGACTTGGAGTCGTAACCGTCCTTGTGCAACGATTGATCAATTGCTAGGACAATCGCGCTGTCCTCATCACGCCCATTAATGTCATACCAAGGGTGATCAGCCATGAATTCTTTTGCATGGGATATAGTGGCTTCATCAACCTGTTGTTGCGGTTTCGGCTGAACCTGTGTAGCCTGCGCTTTGATGGCATTCAGTTGATTGAGTTTGGCTAGTGCTTGGTCTCGATACTTTAATGCTTGTGCAACATCAGCACCATTGCTTGACTCAACAGCCTTGGCAATGACTCGGTCTGACAATTCAGCTTCTTCTTGCGCACGTCTGATATGTGCATCAATGTTTTGCAAGTCAGACTGGTAAGCACGCTGCTCTTGCGCCCCCATGCGGCGTTCTAGCTCATCGTTGCGTTTGCGCAGGAAGTCTAGTTCCGTTTTGTCGCGGGTGATAGCCTTGTCTTTGCGGTCACGGCGCTCAATTTTCTCTAGCCTACGGCGTTCACGGATTGCTTCTCGCTCAGAATCAGTGCCACTGTCTTCGTCAGCCTTAATGCGGTCATCATCTTCGTCAGCATCGTCACGTTGTGGTTTGTCTTCCACAATGACAATGTCTTCTGTGGGCTTTTTGTCCTCGTCTTGCTCATTCAGTGTTTCAGCCATTTCTCATCTCCTTTCAGATGAATGCACGAATGGACAGTGGATCGACGTTAACTCGCCCGATGATGTCCAAGTCGTTAAAGATTACAAACAGCGCCGATTCGCCGTTTGACATGGGAACTTCCCACCTATCGCCACCATACTTGGCAACTCGCACATACTCACCTTCCTCGCACCAAGAACCTTCAGGCCAACTGGCCATAGTGTTACGGTTCTTAAACGCCAAAGGGCCAATTGAGATGACTTTGGCTACCTGGGTGTTCCACTTTTCAGTGTCTCGGGAGCCTACATCCAAAATAATGCCAGAAGCGGTACGTTGTTTGGGACTACGAATTTGTACCAGAACACGGCTCCCAAAAGGCTGAATGCCGGCTTCTGCAGCCGGAAAAGCCTCTGCTAGTGCGTCCTCATAAGTCATTGCCACTGTTTTTCTCCTCTTCCAAAATGGTAAAAAGTACATCTAACGCTGCGTCATAACCAGATACGACACCCACGCGATAGCCGTACTCAAAGCTATCGCGGTTTTGGGGGCGCTTGAGTGACTCAAGCGCAAAACTTGCTTGCGCGGCTTTAAGCCGGTGCAATAAAACGGTCTCTATATTCACGCAGGCGTCTTTGGCATTGAGGGTGGTGCAGGCAAAGTCTGGCCATTGCAAGGCTCTCCTGCTGCCATGCGGTGGTGTTGCTTGACTGCGCCGTTATTCATTGGGACTGCGGGGGTATTGTTCATTTCGGTTTCTCCTGTGTGTCAAGTGCCGGGATTGACGCCTGTACCTGTTGAGACGGCAAACTTCTCGCCTGTGGCTAGCTCGGCTGCGGCTAGGCGTAGGGCAGTGTTGTTGTCGTCTGTGTTCATTTGATAGCGGGTCTGAAGATCGGCTTTTGAGCGTTCGTTCTCTGCCTGCTCTCTGAGCATTGTTTGCTGAGCATCTGCAGCCATTTGCTGTGCATTTTGCTGGGCATCTTGCTGGACCTTGGATTGCTCCAGTTGTAGCTTAGCTTGCTCAAGTTGCAGTTTGGTTTGCTCAGCTTGCATTTTTGCCTGCTCAGCTTGGGCGGCCTGCTGCATTTTTGCTTGGTCAAGTTGCGTCCGTTGCTGGAGTGCTTGGCCTTGCAACTGTGCATTCATCTGAGCTATCTGCATGCTACTGTCAGGTGGCATCGGTGGCTGGGGCTTGAACTGCTGAGCAACTTGGTCAATCTGGGCGAGCTCTTGGGCAAAGCTACCAAGCTGCTGCTCAATGATTTCTTGCACCTTCAAGATTACCCCCACCTGCTGCTCTGCTTCTTTCTCAATCAGATCTTTCTTCTGAGCAACGTCCACTGCCTCATGCGCCTCGGTCAAGTAGTAGTTCAGCAAGTGGTCGCGCAAGTGAGTGGCCATTGGGAATATGTACGTTTTAACGATAGCCGGGTTCTGGCCAAATAGTGGTGACTTTAGGAACGCCAAGTGTGTTTTGAGGTGAGCGATGTGATCTTGCTGCGGCAGAACATAAACAGGTGTTCCTATAACGGCGGCAACATTCTCGCTCACTGGATCAATGTCCTCGGTGCCGGGCGCTGGTTGCAGTACATCGTCAGCGCTGATCTTCAGGCTGCGCAAAAACATTTGCTCAACTTTGCGCTGGTCATACATCTGCGGCATGGTCGCTGCGCGTTGTAGGACTGCTTGAGTTTGAGCAAACCTCTGTGTCTCACTGAAGATTGCAGGGTCACTCACCGGCACAACGTCCATTGGGCCGTCAAAGTCTTCAGGCTTGACATCCAAACCGGAGGCTTGGGCCTTGATGTCTTCTATGGTCAAGTAGGCACTGTTGATGCGGTGCAGGATCTTAAACACACGGCTCATTGAGCCATGGATGCGGGAGTGGATGCTACTGAAGACCACCATGCCCTGCTCAATAAGAGCTAAGGTTGTGCCAACAGGTTGCGCTTGATTGGCATCACTCAGCTTCTCAAAGCTGGTCTGCACAACTCCCTTACCGGCGTCAACGACAAAGCCAAGCAACTGGAACAGTACAGGACTCGGGCCGTTGAACGGTAGCGGCATAGCTAGCTTGCGCACGTCATCAATGAGCGCACCGCCTTCAAGCTCCACAACCTCAGTTGGTTGGACGTTGAGCGTTTGGCCACCAGGGCCACCCTTCAACTTGAGCAGGGTTGGGATGTTCTGAATGTGAGCCGAGTCTAGCAAGGCGCGTAGTGCACCTGTAGCCGCACCCGACAAGCCACCAATCATGTGCGTCAAGCCGATGGGGTAAGCACCACGCCAAGGCACAAATGGGAACTCCACAATCCAGTCAAGCTCTACACGGCGCTCGTCTTCAGGCTCCCAGTTGCGGTACAGAGCCACGGCCTTGCCGCTAGTCTTGTCAATGCTGATGATGTAAGGCTCAACACCATCGCCAAAGTCTAGGTGGGTGTAGATCTCAAAGATAGTACGCAGACCGTCTTCATTGTAGCTGGTGTCCTTGCGCCCTTCAATTTTGTCGTTGGCAATGGACGCCTTGCTGTAGTCAGGCTCTTCAGGCGATCCGATGTCAACGTCAATGTACATTCCAGACCTAACACGGCGCTGGTACTCCATCTCGGTCACGTACTGGACGTGGGTCTTGCGCTCTGCGGAATAGAAATTGGTGGCCGCAAAGGGCAGGTACACATCATCGATGGGGATAAACTCAGCGCATGGGCGCAGGTATTGGGCGCTCCACATCAGCTTGAGATACTGCGCACCGCCCAAGGGCAGCTGCGTACTGAGTTGCTCTAACTCACCACGGAACTCAACCATCTGCTCAGTAGTCTGCCAGTTCATGAAGTCAGTCTTGCGCTCGGCCTTGGCGACCTTGTCCTTCTCCTTCTCACCTAGGATCTTGCTTTTGACAGGACCGCCGGGAGGGAAGATCTCCTTCATCACTCGGCTAGAGAAGTCAACGCAGGCTTCCACCAGCATGGGGTGGACAACCTTTGTTGAGCCTGTGAACTGCGCCCCGCCCGGTGCATCGTCACCTAAGCCAGTACGGCGCAAGCCTTCCTCGTACAGCTTGTCCCGCTTCTGCCGTGCGTCCTTGTCCTTGGCAACCTTGTCTAGCAGGTCGGTAACGGCGTCTTGCAAGTCACCTTGGTCAACCTCGTCAACAATATTGGCAAAGTGCGCTTGCTTTTGGCGTTGGTCGTCCTCGTTCTTGAGTTTGACCATTGCGCCGCCGTCATCAGTATCCTCGGTGTCTGACTCGTCATCATCTACCTCAACGATTTCGTCTTCATCATCTTCAATGGTCAGGTCTGTATTTTTAGGCATATGCACTTTCACGTTGCGCAACTATTTGCTGGATGCGTTCGGGATCATACTCATCATCTAAGCCGGCAATGATCTGTTTGATTCTAATTGGGTCAAAGTGGTTTGATGAGACCATACCGCCCTCAGCAAAACCCTTGCGGGTTAACAATTCAACAGCACTCGGGTTCATCATTCTGAATAGTTCTGTGTTTGTCGACTCAGGGTTTTGACTTAACGGTCTTCCACTAAGAACAACTTCTCCCCTTCCCATTCCTTGTGCTTTACGCAAGTCAAACAGCGATAAAGGGGCTATATTTTCAGCAAGCTCACCCATTGATCCGCCTTGGTCAAAGTATTCGCGAAACCTCGGATCATCAAGAACAGACTTAAAAGTCCCTTTGCTACCCCCTCTTTGTAGTTCAAAAACTGCAGCATCAAGTTTGCGTTTATCAAATACTTTACTAGGATTATCAGTTGCAAAGAACGAGTAAGCCGACGGTGAGCGAGAGCCTGGATCTGCTGGCGATGCAATGATTGTTCTTAGTTCTCTATCTTGTTTACCTGGAAAGTATTCATTTGATGCAAATCTGAAGTCAGATGAACTCGGTGAAACATCAAAGGCTGGTTGACCAATAGTTGGATGTGTATGAAAATCAGCAATAGATCCATTGCTCTTTAATGCCCGGGCAATGTCAAGTTGGTTTGGAGCAACCGAATCGTATATTCCTGAAACTATTGATCCTACAGGACCCTTATCGGCTGATCCAACTACAGAATGCTCAACGTTGGATGTATATGCACGACCCAACGCCTCTCTGATTTGACGCGCTTGAGCAGGGGCTTCTTTTGAAAGCAACCGCATCAATGCGCTTAAACCACCGGCTTCAGAGTCAGTTGTGGCTCCTCCTGCAATTAAAGCAGCCCCTAATTTGCGCATGTTGCCAGCAACAGGTAAAGCCATTAAGCCAACATCAACGGCATCTTTAGGTAGAACTATGTCTCCAAGCAAATTTACCAGGTCATTCACCCCTTTAATAGTCTCTGGTGAACTAGCTTTAGCCCGTTGCTTTGGGTAAATACCAAAGGCTGCTTTTGTTTTGTCTTCACGCGGCATAGGGGTTCACCTTGTCTCGGTTTTTTGGCCGTGGTTCATCAACGTCCTTGGCTTGTGGCAGCTCAAACCAGCCATCATTCTTGAGGTAGATGACGGCCTGCGTGAACGTGTCCACATAGTCGTCATGCTCGGCCAGTGGGAACTTGGCCACTTGCTTGAGGAACGCCGCTGCCCAACTGACAGGCTGTCCGGGGTTGCGCTTTGACTCTGGTATCCACAATAGTCCGAGCTCCAAAGTGGGTGCGGCTTGGTGCGCACGGCTGATTTTATCGGCATTTCCCGGATTATAACCTACCGCAGGCACTTTTGCCAAACGCAAGTCCTGCAGCAGCGATTGCCCACTGGCTTTCGCCTCAACTAGAATCCTGTCTGGCCGTCGAGCACGAGTGGGCATACCGGCACCGTTGTTGTTGTCGCCTCCATACTCAGTCGTCCAGTCCTTGACCGCTTTTGTCCTCAAGTCCGGGTAACTCAAGTGCTCGTCCCAAGCATCAAGCAGCATGCAGTGTCGCTCTTTCTTGTGGGTGAAGACACCCCATACAGTGCATGCCGTTGGGTCGCCAGAAGTCTTTTCGGTAAACGCGCAGTCGTAACTCTGCAGTATGTACTCGTACTGCGGCAACCGCTCATTGTGCGGCCACTGCTGGAAGAAAGATGTCTTAAGCAAGCCGCCGGTGCTTGGCACAGGGTCCTGCTGCAGTTGGCCGCTCGTGCCGTATGAACCGAGCAGTTGTTTGAGAGCAGTAATCTCCACCGGCCCGAAGCGTTCAGGGCAGATGAGTTCACCCTTCTTGGTACGTGGGTCATAAGGACCGAGCACCGTCTTACGTGCTTTGCCATCCCATTCGGCCGGGATGCAAACGTGCTCCCAACCTTTAATGTCCTCAAGTATGTGCCCACTGATGTCGCGCTCATGTAGTCGCTGCATCACTACAACCATGGCGTCGGTCTTGGGGTTGTTCAGCCGCGTTGACCAAACCATGTCAAACCACTCGAGAGTACTCTCACGCATGGCATCGGATTGTGCATCCTGCGCCCCATGCGGGTCATCAAGCACTAACCGAGAGCCCCCCTCTCCTGTTGCCATACCCCCGGGTGATGTGGCGATGCGGTAACCTGTCTTGCTGTTCTCGAACCGCTGCTTGGCGTTCTGGTCGCCAGACAATTCAAACAACCAACCCCACCTTTCTTGGTACCAAGGCGACTGCACCAAGCGCCGCGCCTTCAAGTTGTCGCGGATGCTCAAGTTGCCGGCGTAACTAGCGCACAAGAACTTCTGTTCCGGCGTTGTCAGCCATTCCCACATCGGCCACATGACCGACACAATGGTTGACTTAGAGTGCCTTGGCGGAATGTTGATAAGCAGCCGGCGGATGTCGCCACTAGAAATAGCCTCAAGGTGTTCGCAAATCTCTTGAATGTGCCACGACGGTACAAACGGTATGCCCGGCTCTACAACATGCCAGCTCTGCTTGACAAAGTCATACAAGCAACCTTCAGCCGTTCTCCTTTGCCTTTCTTTCTTGATGAGCTCAAGAACTACTGAGGGTGATAACGGTGCGTTCATTTCAGTTTGTTTTTAAATCATCTCCATTTACTTTGGACATGATAGATTCCATTGTTTTAAGATCATTGTCTGATAAGTTACGAAAGTTTACGCCCATCTCAAGAGGATTCTTTTCGTCTCCTTTCAACGTCACCGCTTGAAGTTTAGGGTGAAGATACCCCGCCACCTTCTCTGCAACCAACGACGCCTGGCCCATTTGAGCCTGCGCAATGCGGAGCATATACTCCCGTTTGTCGTTATCAACCTCCCTCTCTCGGGCGTTGAGTGCAAGTTGTCCCTGATCATAGGCCAACTTCATGGTGTTAAGCATCACCTCGAGAGGCGTGATGTTCATCCCCATCACCTTGTCCATCAGTCGTTCCGTCAACCTCGCCTTCGCTAGTGGCGCAAGCGCTGCTTTGGCGTTTACAAGCACCACAGACGTTGATTTCTTAGGTCTACCCGCGCCTCGTCTTGCACCACCAGTTGCCATGATTACCCACTCCTATATTCAAAGCACCGTCAAACTAGTTTGACATATTACAGGAAAATTCAAAGAAATCAAAAAATTCAAAGAAACTTGCTACAACGCCTTTGCGCCCGTCTCCCCTACCTGCGCACCTTCCTCCTCATAGCACCCGCTCAGCGCCCGAATCTCCCCCCTTCTCACCCGCATCTTTAAATCCTCTCCCAACCACAGTGCAAACGTCGTCATATCTATCTCAACGCGACACACCATTACGCCCACATGCCCAAACATCATCACCCGCCACTTCCCTCGATTCTGTCTAAACATCAACACCGGAATCGCCCCTCCCGCATCCTCCGCTTGGCGAAGCGTCTGCCTCCACCACTTCTCAACCTCTAACGTCTCACACCTCTTCACCTCAATGGCCAAATGATCTAGCCCGCAGATGTCATGCCCACCCTCCCTCGACTGCATCAAATTCCGACGCAACTTCCCCTCCCCCAACACCATCTCCACAATCGGTGAAAGCAACTTCACCACATCCCTCTCCCCATCATGCCCCTTCTGCCTATTCCCACCTGGTCGCAACGCCATAGCTCTTCTCCTTCGTTAAATAGAACTTACTAAACCGTAAAACCAACCCAAACCTCGTATTAGGTTCTTATTACATCTTTATGATAGCTAACCTATTGATTTATATATGTTTATTACGTTATTACTATTATTACTAACTTAAGAATAAGTGATATTCATTAACGCGTGAAGTTAGCGCGTATGAATATTTTTGTCTTTTTGTCTTTTACACCTAATAACGTAATAATCTAAAAAAGCCTTATGAATCAATGGGTTAGCCCTAATAGCGGATCTTAATATCCTAATAATAGCCCCTATGTTAGCGTTCACTAACGTTAGCGACCACTAACATAGCAATGTAAAGACCCACCAATCTTGTCAAGTACCTTCCATCAACACATAGGCCTTCGTTGACGTTCCGAACTCGTTTAGAACTTGCTGCGCGGGAATTTCTCTTACTTCGCCCATGGCCATGAGCTCTTTTAGCGAAGCGGCAAGCGCTGCTGATGCGCCTCGCCGGTCATTGGCAAAGCATGCAACATTCAGCAAGCGTTGAGAAATGAGGGAATGAGGCACGGCGCCCTTCTCCAACATTTTGAGCCAGCGCGCATCTTTTGTGGGTGGTTTAGACGGGTTAAAGAACGACCTCATCTTGTCCCGCAGCACGTTGAGTTGCTTCGCATCCCCCTCCCCCACATCCCCTCTCTCAAACCGCGCCATCATGTACGTGATGTCCGTCTCCACAAACTCAATCGCCCACCTCGCCTCCACCTCCGTCACCTTCGGCAACCCAGGATTGCTCAGCGCCGCAGACAGCCCCGCCAACCTCAACGCCTTGAGGTGAGCGCGGTTGAGTACCGAGACGACAGCGCCATCCGTCTGCACAGCGTTCATCCGGTTGACGATGTCCAACTCAAACGCATCTAGCAGTTTCTGAGCGGCAGCGGTCGTTGCAATGTGACAGTAGGAGGAGTTGCGGGACATATATATGGACGTCTCGACCGCCTTAAGAAGTTTTGCCTGCAGCGTCGCATCCATGATGGTATTGCGCGTCTTAGACGACACCTGCGCGTCTCCCTCATACACGATGCTCAAAAACCGCGGGATCAAACCATCCGCAACCGACGACTCGGTCAGCTTGTTGAAGAAGGTCTCGGGTGTCGATACGCCCAGTATGCTCAGCGCAGGTGATTCTAGTAGTTTGGTGTTCTTGGTGCTGTCTGAGTACGCGATGGGCGACAACGTCTTATACTCGCCCGACTTCGAGAACAGATCGAGCAACGCGGCCTTCAGCGTCAACTCGGCCGCATTGGCGCGTGGGTCTGCCATTGCGCACAGCCGAATACCAAACTCGCCCACAATGGCAAGGACTGCGGGAATGTCACGCTCCCCCAGTGTCCTCACCAGTCCCGGTCCCGATGCTAAATTGCTAGGTCCTCGGAACGACTCAACCTCCGGGATCTGTGTGCGCAGCGTTTGATAGATGAGGTCGATGCCATCCGCCGCCCCCTCCTTCCCCTTCCCCGTTCCCGCAAGTAGGAGCACGTACTGGTTGAGGCCCGTGCCTGAGATGTTG